AAGTTCATGAAGACTGTCTGGAGTCCGGAGATTCAGTCAAAAGCTGAAGCCTTCAAGACCCATTACAATACCAGGGACGAAACCTTTGTAAAAGCCTACGTGGATACTGTCATTCTTCAAGATGACTTGAATAACTCCTTTTATAAGTTGAGTAAGTCTGAAGATTGGTGGAAGAACGAGGACGTCTATCAAAAATTTGCCCTGCTGAACCAAAAGCAGGAAGAGCTTAGATCTCGCTATGAGGATATCTATGCCTTCGCAGAGAATGCGGCCCGAGGATCTTCTCCTGGGACGTTTGCTTTTCGAGGACAAGGAAAGTCCAATGCAAGTAAGTTGACCAAAGGTGACTTTGGATCTGGTCCTAATGCCCAACAGGGTACTAAGGAACTTCGTGATAAAGCTCCCATCGCTGGTGGGTTTCCCATCAAACGAGCGAGGGCTCTTGTCGAGAAGGAGATTAAAGACCACTTTGCTGACCTTTTGTGGGCTAAAGGTGATTCCCTGAACGTCAGGATGACCCCTGGTAAGACCAAGGGATCCTTTGAGATTCAGGATGAGTTCATCGAGAAAACACAGGGTTGGCTTGAAAAACTGAAAGAGCTTGACCAAGTTTATAAGAATGTCGATATAACCCATCCAGCGTCTGATGAGATTCTAGCTCATTTTTATCATAATGCACATGGAGTTCCCGTTTGCATCCTTAACAGGAACAACGAGATCGCTATTGTGAATTATTATGAAGAGAAGTTGGGATTGGTCATTGACCGTGAAGTTGGTAATTATTTACGAACCCTTGCCTCGATGCCGAAAGACAAGTTTGTCTGGGCCAAGAAGGACCCCATTGTAAAAGAATGGACCTCCGAAGTCATAGACATTGCTAAGTTTTACTTTCCGAGAAACAAGGATGGCTCTCACAAGAGCAACGTGAATCCAACTGACACGCAATTGCTGGTGACCGAGGTTGAGAGACGTGAGAAAGAGTGGGAGTCTGCAAAGGCAACTACTAAGACTATTCCTCCAACTAAGGTTGTTAAGAAAGATGTTAAGGGTGAAGCCGCACCCGTAAAGAAGGTTGTTAACACGACCGACACGACTACAACTGAATCCTGGGTTGGGAAAAACGCCATTCGCTGTGTTAGTTGTTTGCACTTTCACTCTGAGAAAGGGAAGTGCTTTGGTGCTGACAAATGTCGAGCTCATCAGCTCTATTTGAAAGATCAATCGAAGCCTCTCTGTCCGGTTTGTATTGCATTCACTCGGGCTTCTGAAAAGAAGCCTGGAGCAGTAAAAGGCCCTAAACAGCCCTTTAAAGGTCCAGTTATAGACCTTTCCTCTTTCGATGAAGAGTCTTTACCCCAAACGAAGGTGAAGAAACCCGAAGTAGTGAAAGGCCCTAAACAGCCCCTTCAAGATCCAGTTTTGGATGTCTCCTCTTCCCAGAGTGAAGAATCCTTGCCCAAAACGAAGAAACCGAGAAATCGGAAAAAGAAAAAGGTTGCCGAGAATACAATCGAAGGACCCAGTGTGGTTACTCGATTGGACTTGGATAAGTGGTCAAAGTGCTTCTTTCAGCTCTTTGTCACTGATGAAAAACCTAAGTTCATTTCCAATTGCTTCTTCGCAATGGATGAAGCTAAGATCTACATGATTATGAATAAGCATGCAGTTCAAGATGGCTTGGTGATGAAGGTTCCCAGCCAATCTGGTCCATTATGGATTCCAGTCCCCAAAAAGGGCTGGTCATCATTTGGAGTAGATGGAATTCGAATGTCCTTTGACGACTATGTGGCCCTTGAGCCCATGTTGAAGAAGGCTTCGGGAATTAAACCTGCCAAGCTTGCTGCTGCCTTTCCTTTCAATGTGGAAAGATCATTTGCCTTTTTAACCCACCATTTCACCGATCAAAAGTTGTGTGTTCAGGGTGGAACTTTTACCCGTGGTCCTGCTGGTGAAGTTGAGCATAACGTTGAGACTGATTTCACATCGTGTGGTTCGTTGTTAATTGACTATGCGACTCAATCTGTCTTTGCCGTTCACTTCCGGAAGGATGCAACCCGAAAAGTTAATTTTGGCTTTGTCTTGCCCACTGTGGATTTAAACTTGCGAAGCCCCCTTCATTAAGGGGGCGTGGCGAAATCCCTCGGACGGAGATCTTATCAAAGTTCGAGCGCGCCAATTACACTGGTGTTGACACATATCAGTGTTTTGAGTACCTAGGCAAAATCGGCCGTGCACCGTTACCCGAGCATGCTCGGTGTGAACTTAAAGCCCCCGGTTATTTGCCCTACGTTCGAGATCCTTTCTTTACAGAAAACAAATCTGACATGGTGGCCACTCCGACCACCCGTGCTCATATTGACAAGTCTGTTCGCAAGATGGATATTCCTCCCGTGTACGATTTTCGAGCGAGGACTGAGTACCACCTGGCCCACAAATTTGTTGGTAGCATGTATGATTATGCGTTTCGTGCGCCTCATATGTCAACCGACGAGGTTTTTGCGAGTATGGATTTAACAAAATCTCCTGGTGTCGTTGAGGTCTATTATGGCTTCCGCTCCAAGAAAGAGTATCTTGATCGCTGTGGTGTTTATCATTTATTTGACGTGGCGCTCACTATGGAGCGAGTTTACTGGGGTGTCTCTGGCAAATTTGAGAAAGTTTTACGATCTCGATATGTTGAAGAACTCAAGCAACGTACGTTTATCATTGAGGGCATATGTCCCCTTTTTCACCGTAAGCGTCTTTATGGTGGACAAAATACACGACTTAAACTGCTTGGTTGGTCTTCCTATGGGTTAAACCCCTATAATGGAGGAACAAATGAGCTAGGGTCTATTTTGTCCAAGTTTAGGCGATTCGTCTTTGGCGACGGTAAGAATTGGGATCGAGTGTTCTCTGGTATGGCGGATGTTTATGAACTCCGTAATGGGTATGCAGAATTTGATCCATTTCGTCAATGGGTTACCGATTGTCTGATCGAGTCAATCCTTGTCACTCCTGATGGGGATATTATCTTG